TGCCGCGCCACGGCTTCCTTCAGTGTCATAAGCCCTGCGCGCACCGCCAGGATGTCAGCCTGGATGTCCTTCAACGGATCGACCGCCTCGAACCGCGGCGCGGTCCATTCGGCATCGATGGGATCAGCGGGCAATGCGCCGATCGCCTGGCTCGTTGCGATGAACCGCTGCCACACCGGACGGCACAGCCCCGGCACCAGCAATTGCCATTGCAATGCCTCCATCCGGCGGCGGAACTCGATCAGTCCGGCGCGGATCGAGGAATAGTTGACCTGGGAAAGGTCGCCGGTGAGCAGCTCGTAGGTCAGCCCCACCCCGGCCGCGATCGCATGCAGCTGGACGCGCATGTATTCGCCGTAACCGCCGGCATGCGATGGCGTGGCAAACTTCACGTCCTTGCCGGGCGCCAGGTACTCGATCATCCCCGGCTCGAAGCTCTCGATCCGGCGGCCGTCGGCATCGCTGGTCGCCCTGCCCAGCGTTTCCTCATCGTCCGAGCCGGTCACGAACGCCGCGAAGCAGGCCTCGATCTTCTTGCGCACCAGCTCGGCGTCATCGTAGTCGTCGAGATCGCGCAGCTTCAGGATTACCGGTGCGAACCACGGCACGCCGCGCACCTGGCCCGGCCGCAGGCGGTCGAACAGGTGCAGCACCGATGATGCCGGTACCGGCTGGCTGGTGAGCGAGGCGCGGCGGAACATTGCTACCTCGCCGGGGTGGACGGGGTAGAGCCAGTAAGCCCGGCGTCGTCCGAGGGCATCGAACTCGACGCCCTGGATGATGAAGCCGCCGCCCGGCGCCTCGCCGGTCTTGCTGGCGTCCAGATGATCCGGCTCCAGCAGCTGCAGTTGCAGCGGCACCGGCAGACCGTCTTCCGCCCGCCGCTCGCGGATGCGCACCAGACACTCGCCGCTCTCGACCAGGGTGCGGACGATCAGCGCCTGCAGGCCGGAGAAGTCGGTCAAGCCATCGGCATCGCAGGTCTCGGCGAACCGCGCCCAGAGCCTGTCGGCCATCTCGTTGATGGTGCCGTCGCCCGATCGCGCCCGCGGCATGATGCCGGTGCCGACGAGATTGCTCACCACCGCACTCACCGCCTTGGCGGCGTACGGATTGTTGCGCACCAGGTCACGCGAGCGGTCGCGCAACCGCACGAGCGCGGTGCCGATCTCGGCGTTGGCGCTGGTGCCGGCGACCACCCAGCCCTCGGTGCGCCGGCCGATGCGCGCACCCTCGTAAGAGCGGGCGAGCATCGCCATTGCTGCACGCGCCTGCGCCCGACGCAATGCCGCTCCCGGCGCCACCAGCCCGATGGCGCGATCGAGAAGGTTCATGTTGAGTGTCCGATCAGCCCTTGCGGAAACTGGCGAGGCTGCGTTGTGGTTTCGGGGTGCCGGCCGCCGTCGCCATCTCGCTCTCAATGGTTCTGATGCGGCGGATCAGATCGGCCTCGGAGCCGTACTCGACGGTTTTTCCATCATAGGTCACGCGCAGCGTGCCGGAGGCGTACGCCCGCTTGAGCGCGTCCAGTTCGGCTTGCGTCCACGCCATGGCTCTAGCGCCGCTTTGTTTTCTCGAAGGTCCGCAGTCCCGCCATGCCGAGCATGGCGAGCACCAGCTCGAACAAGTGATCGCTGACGATCGCCGGCACCGGCAGCCCAAGCGCGAAGGTGCTGATCGCCCAGGTCGCCACCGGCTGTAGGAGGAACGCCCACACCAGCGCCAGCGCACACACCCAGCCGATCGCCGGCCGCCAGCCGGTGACGAACACGGAAGCGTACGCGGCCTCGGCGAGGTTGAGATGCATGTAGATCTGCATCTGTGCTGCGTGTTGCGGCTTCGCCCGCTCGACGCCGTCATTCTTCAGCGCCGCGAACGACTTCAATCCGTGCGTCTTGAACTCGACCACGTGCCAGGTCTTCGGCGCTTCGAGCAGGCCGATGGCGACCGCATCGAGCGAGCCGCCGAAGTGGCCGCCGACTGCCGACACCCGCCATTGCCGGCCGGTCTCGGGATCGGTGTCGAGCACGGTGGCGCCGGTGCGCCGGAGGTCGCGGACGAGACGCTCCTCCTCGCGCTTGCCGGTCTCGAACAATCGCAGCATTCGGCCAGTGAAGCGCGCGCGGGTGACCCAGCGGAAGTCGTACCACAGCGCGCGGCGGCACTCCTTGCCGACGATCGAGGCGCCCAAGTGGTCGCGGAAGCCGTCGCCGGCTTCCACGACATAGGCGGCATAGATGGCGTTCAGCGTCGGCGCCGGTGGTGGCGACAGCGGAGCCATCATGCCATCTCCCGACGCTGGCTCAGACGCAGGTGCGCCTTGTCCAGGGCTGCGCGCCAGGCATCATCGTCATAGTCGGCGCGCAGCACCTCGATCAGCTGGTCCTTCAGCGCTTCGCGCGGTGACGGCAGCGCCGACATGTGCCGGGTGATCCGCTCGATCTGGCGTTGCCTGTCCGACAGCGCCGCTCGCCATTGCCGAAACTCGAAAGGATCAACCCTGCCGCGGCGGCGCTGCCGTTCGAGATCGGCGGCGGCGATCCGGGTCTTGATCGCCGCCACTTCACCCGTCAGCGTGGCCAGCAAAGCCCGGCACTCATCCCGTGTCGGCGGCAGGTCCGCTGTGTCATCGTGCATGGTCAGCACCATCTCAGCCGTTGCGCCGCCATGGCGCAGTGGTCGGCTTGGCCACCGGACTTACCGGCGCTGCCGGGCGTGCCGCGACCGCGGGACGCGCCGGCGGAGCCACGACCGGCCGCGACGGGGGGCTCTGCTCCAGCGGCAGGTAGCGCAGCGTGTTCTGCGCGTCGTAGCCGTTCTTCGGCGGCTGCACCCTGACATCGGCGATCAGCGGGATGAGGTGCAGCTGCTCTGAGTCATCGACCTGCATCTTGCCGACTGCATGGCAGATCGCCGACAGCGTCCGCTGCGCAATCTCGACCGTGGTCGGGTTGGCATTGACCAGGTTGAGCCGATCGAACAGCTTGCGCCCGGCGAGTTCGCCCTCCAGAACGTCGAGTTCGAGCCAGAGCAGCTGGCCCATGCCGTCCTTGGTCGGCCGCATCTCGGAGTTGACGATCTGCACGACGTAACGGCCGGGCGGCAGCAGCTCGAACGGCTTGTTCGGCTCGACGGCGGTGGCATCGAAGGCTTCGTTCAATCTGGCCATGATCAGGAGTCCTTCTGTTCGCAGGATCGGTGCGGCATCGCGTCGATGAATGCTGCCCACGACAGCGGAAGGCTGTCCGGCAGGTCGTAGCGGTTCTTGGCCAGGAAGGCGGGGCGCTCGGCGGTGTAGAGAACGCGCTCGCCGGAACCCAGCGCGCGGGTCACCTTCTTGTTGAAGCCGACGTCCGACTTCACCGTGCTGATGCGATAGTTCGCAAACAGCACGACGTCGGAGTGCTCCTGCAACAGCGCCGCGGCCCGCGCGTGCAGCTTGATCACATAGCGGTCGTACGGCTCGTGCTCGGGGCTGTCGAAGCGCTTGATGTCGGTGTGCGCGATCTGGATGACCGCCATGCCGCGCTCATCGCGCAGCGCGTTCAGCCCCTCGAGGTACTGCCGCCAGAACTCCAGCGCGGCGACATAGCCTTTGCCGAAGCCCGGCTGCTCGAGGTCCTTCCAGCCGTTCTCCTGGCATGCCTTCTGCCAGATCAGCGGCTCCAGCCAGTCGACCGAGTCGACGACCACGGTCTCGAAGGCATGGCTTTCGCTATAGAGAGCGGCGAGCGCCTCCATCACCGCATCGAACGTCTTAGCCAGCGGGAAGTGGGTCGCCTCCAGGGTGCCGAGACCATCCTCGGTGCAGACGAACACCGGTGCCGGCGCGCCGGCGGCAAACGTCGTCTTGCCGACCCCGGCGACGCCATGAACCAGGATCCGCGGTGATGAGAGCGCGGTCGTCCGCTTCAGTTCGTTCAGGGAGATCGCCATCAGGCCGCCTCCGCCCTGACCGGCTCGATGCGGTAGCCGGGCCTGCCGATTTCCACCGTGCGTGCGGGTTCGAACAGGCGGCGGATGGCCGCCGGCCACGAGCCGTACGCCGTCTCGGCCACCTTGAGCTCGATGCGGACGTACTGCGCCGGATCGTCGTTCCAGTCGCGGCGGATGATCTCCATCGCCTCGGCAAGACGGGCCTGGTCCCACTTCACCCGCTTCGGCAGATCGGCGATGACGACGAAATCGCCGTCGTCGAACCGGACAGTGCCGGCCTGTTTGCCGGCCTGGGCGCGGGCCGCAGCGGCACGGGCGCTGAAGCGGACGTCGAGGCCGGCGTTGAGCCGTGCCTCCGCCTCGGCGACGAGGCTTTTCGTCTCGGCGATACCGGCTGCGAGCGCGCTGAGAACCTCGATCGGTTGTGCCGCCACTTGGCCGGGCGGCGCGTGGCGAAGCTGGTCAAGGCTGAGATGATCCATCATCGGGTATGCTCCTTCTGACAGGGGACTGGTGCTGGTGTGAGGGGGATGACTTCCGCGCGTTCGTGCGCAGGGCTTTCGCCGTCCGCAGGCTGCCCTGTCCGCGCGTGAGCCTGGTGACGAGAGGGTGACGGCGGCGCATCATCGAGCCGCGAGCCCAGGAAGGCGGTGATCGCCTCGGCCATCTGCAGCGGCACCACGCGCTTCAAAACCGAAGTTACTTCGCTTTTGGCTACGCACCGCTCGGCGGCGTTCATCCAGCGCCGGACGGTACTTTCGGCAAAGGAGAAGGTGGCCGCGACGACATTGGGCGCGCCCTGCTCGACGACGGACTTAGCCTGACGGCAGGTTGTCGTTGAGCTGAAGCCAGCCTTGCTCGCCCCGAAGTGACACGTTGTTTCCCCAGCGTTCACTTCTGGCAGATCTGCCAGAAGTTCACCCTTGTCCGTCCGCTGGCTCTGGCGCCTGCCGATCTGGGCCGCGACGCGAATACAAACGGCCTGCTCACCCGGCGACGCTCCTTCATTCAGGGTCGTCGCTATCGTCGTCATGGCAGATCCTCCGCCGCCACCGGCATTGCGCGGCTGCAAATCTGCGGGATGAGCACGATCGGCCGGGACATCGGCTTGGCCGCGTGCTTCTGCCGGGCCGCGATCACCGCGAAATAGCGGAACACGCCGCTGCCAAGCCGCTCTTGAACCAGCAGCACCCGGCCGGCCGCGGCGAAGGCGACCGCCAGATCGGCGACGGCGGTAAGCGCATGGCGTGCCGGGGCGCTGAGCTTACTCACCACGGGATCGCGATCGACGACGAGAAGGCCGTGGTGGTAGGCGCAGACATCGCCGGGGCGGCCGTACAGCGCCCACGCGGCAAACGCGTCGGCCGGGGTGAGGTCGGCAGGTTCTGGCGCGGTGGCTTCAAGGAGGGCGTTCATGGCGTCACCTCTGCATCGGATGTCATCACGGATAGGCTCTCTAAAGTTGTCGGCAAGCAAAAAATTCGACTTAGCGTAGTTCTGCGCAATCGCGCGAAATTGAGCGCATTGGAGCGAAAACCAGCGATCCAGGATCGAGCGAAAAAGAGCGTACTTCTGCGCAGGTCGCGTTCTTCGCCGTGGCTGGTGTTGGAACAGCGATTCGCGAACCTCTGTTGACGGATTGTGCCGGTGGGCACCGTCACGGCGGCCCTTGACTGATTGACGAGCCGGCGATGTCTTCCCAGGCGCGCAAGAATGCCTTGGCGGCGGATCGCTGATGCGGTGCTGCCGGTCATCAGTTCGCGACCCGCCTGCGGCGAAGCGAACCGGCCGCGATGGCTGCGATCACCGGCTCGCGCCGCTTGCCGCGCTTCGGCGCGAAGGGATGGATGACCGCCGATGTGACGCGCTCGTCGGTTCGTGAGCGGAGGTGTGCCGCCTCGAACGCTTCGATGTCCTCGAGGCGGTAGAGAACC